GGTGAAAAAACGTGGCTGATGCTATCAGAATCGAGATTAAAGGCATTCCTCAGTTACAGGCCAAATTTAAGCAGATTGATAATGATATGCAGAAAGCACTTTTGGAAGGTCTTGTCGAGGGTGGTGCTCTCGTTGTCAATACTGCAAAAGGACGAGTGGCATACAAAACAGGTAACCTGAAAAACAATATCAAAGAACAAAAACAGTCGATGTCAGGAGGAAAAGCCCAGGTCGATGTCGGAGTTACTACGGTCCCTTATGCTGCCAGGATCGAGTTTGGATATACCGGACCTGACAAACTCGGAAGAAGATTTCACCAGGCAGCACAGCCTTACATGAGGAATTCTCTCGATGAAAACGGGAAAAAAATAGACAATATAATAGAATCAAAATTAAAAGCAGTCATTGCGAGGTATAGATGAGCTTGATAGATGAGGCAGTCCGGGCGGTACTTCTCGCGAATTCTACAGTTTCCGGGCTTGTAGGTACTCGTATATATCCGCTCCAGCTTCCCCTTTCATGCACATTTCCAGCAATCTCTTACTCTTTTCCTTCAGACAATTACACAAGAGTGGCGAGATCTGCCAGGCTTCAGGTGGACTGCTGGGCTGAAGATTTCACGCAATGCAAGAACCTGAAAAATGCAGTAGAAGCCGCTCTGGATGGATATTCGGGTACAGTTTCCGGTATCAATATCGAAGGCATTTTTCCAATTTCTCCGTATGATCTCCCTCCGGATGAAACGGGGCTTTTTCACATTCCATATGATTTCAAAGTTATCTATAGACATTGAGGACAGAACATGACGACATACCAGACAAGCGCGCAGCACAGCGAAACTATCCGCTTCGGTTCTGCTAAAATCGAAGTGGGAGAAACCGAGGAGAGTCTCGTAAACCTGGGGCTCGCAACCGGGGTAAAATTCACCGAAGAATATACGCCTGTTGTCCTGAAACCCGACAATGCCCCTGAAATCGTTGTCGGTGTAAAAGACCACAGCGCAACCGTTGAATTCGAGATGTGGGAAGTCAACCTCACAAATCTCAACCTGATCCGAGGCGGGATTGATACCCTCAGCAGCGTTGAAGGTTCGGCAACTTCTGTAAGCGCAGAAACCCATACACTGACTGATACTAAATTTGTCAGGCTTGCCCACAAGAACGGCGACGGCTCCGAGGTAGCTTCGATTGAAGTCACTGACTCATCGGACAATGCTGCAACAAGAAACACTGACTACGTGGTTGCAGTCGATGAAGAGGGCTATACCTGCATTGCCAGGGTTGCAACTTCAACCGTAATTGCAGACGGCGACAGCGTGAAAGTCAACTATACCTATACTCCAAATGCTGCAACAACCCTCTCAACAGGTGGTAAAAATACGGTATCCGCCAGAGTGGTCAGGCTCACGAACACCAATGCAGCTGGCAAGAAGTTCGAGATCACCGTTTACGCCGCGAAAAACCAGGGTGGCATCGAACTTGAACTCCCAGCAGATGACGGAGACGAGCCACTGAAGCCCACGATTACCTTGAAAGGTATATGTGATACTACAAGGACGGCAGGCGACCAGCTGTTCAAGATTGTAGATGAGCAAGGTGTAAGCGCATAATTTCCCAGGAAATAAAGGTGAAAGAAAATGTCCGAAAATGGTCTGCTAAAAGATTTCGATATCCTTGCTCCTCCAAAAAGAATTGCCCGGATCGGAGGGGAGGAAATAGATGTCACAATCGTTCCTGCGAGAGCTGCCCTGAAGTTCATCAGTTACACAAAAAAATACAGCGTTAAATCGCTTGAATCTATGGATCAGGACAGCTTTGACCCTGGTATGATTGATGCTATTCTCGAAGTTGTTGAACTTGTATGCAAGCGGTCAAGCACGAAAATTACCCGCGACTGGCTTCTTGATAATGTAGACATCAAGGTCCTTATGGAGTTCGTGCAGTATGTCTTTGCAGGCATGAAAAATGTAAGCTCTGAAGAATCCTCCTCCAGAGAAGAAGGAAAAAACTCGGAATCTGGGACATCATAACCCAGCTTGGACAGATGTACGCCTGGGCGACTCCGGAGAAGCTTCTCGATGAAATGAGTCTGGAACAGTTGATCTTGTTCTATCGGTACGGATGGGAAGCAAGGAAAACTGACGCTCAGGTATATTGGGGTGTTCTCGGTCAAGCTCTCCAGGGCACGGAAGCCGGGGAAAAGGTACAGGGTCTTGAGAAGTTCAGAGAAGCGCATCCGGACGCAAAGATAGAAAACGGTGCTTGGATAGTGAGCAGGTGATTTTGTGGCAGTAGGTGAGCTTGTTGTATCAATTATAGGAGATATGCGAGAACTTTCCAAGACTTTCGCCAAGGTCCAGACTGAAATAGATGGTATCGGAAAAAAGTTTCAGAGTGTGGGAAGTACCCTTAAAAATACTGGAAAAACGATGTCTACCTACATCACTGCTCCTTTGGTAGGCATAGGCGCAGTTTCCCTTCATACTGCAGCTAATTTTGACGACTCAATGCGGAAAGTCCAGGCTGTTTCGGGTGCAACTGGATCAGATTTTGAAAAACTTTCAAATCAGGCTAGAGAGCTTGGAGCGACCACGGCATTCTCGGCAACCGATGCAGCGGACGCAATGTATTACCTAGCACTCGCAGGCTGGGACGTCAACGAGATCATGGACGCCACGCCTGGGCTGCTTTCGTTGGCAAGCGCGGCAGGTATGGATCTCGGCGAAGCGGCAGATATCGTAAGTGACACAATGTCAGGTTTCACGATGACCGCTGACCAAGCTGGGAGAGCGGCTGACGTTTTTGCAACCATCACCTCAAGCGCAAACACTGATGTACACCAGCTAGGCGAGGCTATGAAATATGCTAGCTCGACGGCAAACGCTGCAGGTATGGACCTTGAGCAGACTGCAGCAGTGCTTGGAGTTCTTGCAGATTCCGGTATCAAGGGAAGCATGGCTGGAACTACATTTAATGCTATGCTTCGGGATATGAAAAAGAATGCTGACGACGGCACAATTGCGATCGGGGAACACACGATAGCCCTATACAATCAGGACGGGACTATGCGTGACCTCGGCAGCATCATGGCAGAAGTAGAAAAAGCTACCGAGGGAATGACTGACAAACAAAGAGATGCTGCTCTAAGTGCGATTTTCCAGGAAGAGTCCATAAGGGGAGTTAACATCATGCTTGCCACGGGCTCAGAGCGGTATCAAGAACTTGAAGAGAAGTTAAGAGACTCGGAAGGCGCAGCAAAGGACATGGCTGACACCATGGAAGGAGGTGTTGGCGGGGCAATTCGAGAGATGGAGTCCGCTCTTGAAGAACTCTCGATAGTTATTGGGAATATAATAGCCGTGGGATTCACTCCACTTATAAAAGATATCACTGAACTGGCAAACAGGTTCTCGGAACTCCCTGCTCCGGTTCAACAAACCGTTGTAGCTATAGGAGCGTTATTGGTGGTAATTGGATCGCTCCTCGTAATACTCGGCTTGGCTGCCTCTGCAATCGGTTCTATAGCTACATTATTCGGCGCAGGTGGTGCTCTCGCTACAGCAATGACGTTTATTTCTGGAACAGTGATCCCCGCGCTTGTGACCGCTTTAGGAGCTATCCTTTCACCTATCGGTCTTATTGCTATCGCAGTTGCAGCCCTGGCTCTTGCATGGAAAAACAACTGGTTCGGAATAAGAGATACTGCTAACGCTGTTTGGTCATGGCTGAAAACTTCCTTGAGCAATTTAGCAAACGATTTCAAAACGGCTTATACTAATATCATCAATCAGGGAAACACTTTAAAAACACTGTTTGGCAATGCCTGGAATTCAATTATAACCCTCTACAATTCATTAAAAACTCAACTGATTAATGCAGTAAATACACTTGCGACCAGCTTAGCAGCTTCATATAATAAGATAGTGGCAGGAGCTTCAAGCCTGCTTGATTCATGGAGAACTCACTGGACTAATTTCCAGGCAACTATCAGCGCAGCTGCAGGGACGATATCAAACTATCTCAGTACACTGTACTCAAACATTCAGGCCCGGTTTGAAAGCATCAAAACTGCAGCCTCTTCCATTCTTTCGGCTTGGAAAAGCCACTGGTCGAGTTTCCAGTCTGCGACCTCGGCAGCTGCTTCAACACTGTCAAGTGTACTTTCTTCCATGCACTCTTACGTTCAGAGCCGGTTCAACCAGATCAAGAGTGCAGCATCCTCTATTCTCTCAGCCTGGAAAACTCACTGGAACAATTTCAAGAGCGCAACAAGTTCAGCCGCGAGTTCAATTAACAGCGCGTTAGGCTCAATGCTGTCTTATGTTCAGAGCAGATTCAACTCCATAAAATCTGCAGCCTCTTCCATTCTCTCAGCCTGGAAAACACACTGGTCAAATTTTGTAAGTGCAACATCTTCAGCAGCGAGCAGTATAAGCAGCGCACTGTCATCCATGCTCTCAAATATGCAGAGTAGGTTCAACTCGATAAAATCAGCCGTGTTAAGCTTACTGAACGATTGGAAAACGCGCTGGAATAACATTGTAAGCTCCACCAAAACAGCAGGCTCACAGGTCGTAAATGCAGTAAAAGGTATAGCCTCTGATGTAAAAGCCCTGGTATCAAGTTTCTCAGCTGCAGGACGGGCTATCATGGACGCTCTGTATGACTCGATTACAAGCGGGTTCAGTAAGGCAATTAAAAAGGCCAAGGACTCCCTGAAGGAACTGAAATCTTACCTGCCTTCTTCACCGGCTGAAAAGGGTCCTTTCCGTGTTCTACCTAACTGGGATGCCGCTTTTTCAGATCCTATCGAAGCTTCAATCAAAAAAGTCAGGTCCATGTCTGGAGATCTGAGAAGCGCACTATCAGGACTCAGAAGCCCTATAGATTCTTCTCTATCAGCTGGATTCAGCAGGATCTCGAATATTACAAACTCTTATACCACGTACGGAGGGGACACCATAAACATTGGTCCCAATACCATAAGCAATGGTATTGACCTGCAGGCAATAATCGCAGAGATCGAAAGACAAACCGCAAACAAACGCAGGGCAAGGGGGCTTTACAAATGAGCTTTTTATCAGTGACTTTCGCAGGTCTGCCAGTCTCAGCCTATCAAGACAGTGAAATCAATTACGTGATTGTGGCTAAAGAAGTGCAGCTCTACAAAGGAGACTACTTCGCTGCATTGAGTCAGAAGACCCGGACGTTCCCCCGGTCATTTGATTGCTACACGGAAGATTATACCGAAATATCCAACCTTGCAAAGAAAATTGGCACTTTCGAAACTCTAACTATAGAGGGCGAAAACTTCTCAGATTGTTACATCTCGGACCTCGGAGCTATCAAGGAAGTTGTCCGGGGGTCCGGGAAATTCACATACTCAATAAAATTCTCGAAGGTCGATCAACATTGACAGCAACAGAAACAGCGTCCCTTACGGTCATTGATATCAAATCTAGGGACCGCGAGGGCAACATAACCGAGCATATCAGGATACATCCAGATGGAAAAGAGGAGGTCTTAGTATCGCGACGCTAACCGATAAGGCACTTGAAGCAGCTGCAAGAATGATTATAGGGGCGTCCCCTCCTGATCCTTTTGTCTATATGGCTACAGGGACGGGGGCAAGGGCCGAAAGTACCGCCGACACTGCATTAGAAAACGAAAACACGCAATACGGAGCACAGAGGGCGCAGGCGACCGTATCTTATGTCAGTCTTGGGATTTCACAGTGGTCTATTCTGTATGCCTTCACTGGACCAGTGACAATCAGGGAACTGGGGATATTCAACGCTCCCGTAGGCGGTGACATGTTCTTAAGGCATGTGCTCTCGGAAAATAAAACCTATTCCGACGGTGAGAGCGTCGAGATCACGATTACGAACACAAATACAAGGGTAACATCCATCTAAGGAGCTCTGGAAAATGGTCACGCTTAATATCGTTCCTGTCGACGATCCCCCTTATACCGTGGATGATGACGGTGCTATCCACATCGTTCTGAAGGATACTGCTAATACCTACGCAGACGGCAGCAACCCGCAAAAAGATTTTATTGTCATTCCGAAAGAGCAAACGATGCAGGGTCTAAACAAGGCTCTGATCCTGGCTAAGGAAGAGGCAATCGATTATTTCAGGAAGGAAGCTGAACGAATCGCTTATAGGCACTTGGTAATTACCGGAATGAACCATGTCACAATTCCCGAAGTGATCTTCTCAGGAGACCCTGCCGGATACGAGAAGGTCGAGAAAATAGGAGTCAACAAAGACGAAATCATCATTGCAGATTCAATAGACGTTAGGATTATAAGTGCTGATATATGCGAAGTATCGGCTGCTGTTCTTGGAAAAGATCAGGACAGATCCCAAGCAAGAAATGTGAAAATCACATGGAATAGAAACGAGGGTCTTGATTCATGCCGGGACAAGCTAATCACGGCATATAATAACATAATTTCAACACCAGAAGACGCTATTAGATCACAGCTTATACAAGGAATTGGTACAGTAGTACCGGAATGAGGTGATAAATATGGCACTTTCGAAAACACCAACTCTTATACTTGACAGCGTAACCGTAGCAGCAAACAGCGCAAGTGCCGCAAGTACAGGCGTGGACCTGAACGATGCGGTTGACTTCGGCATTGGATACCAAATGACGTTTCACTCAAGCGCAACAAAGGGCGCAAGAATAGACCTCTATGCAGATCCTGCAGGAGCTTCACAAAGTTTCACCATCGGGACTTATGCCGATCCCTGCGACTCAGGGGACGTTCAAGTCGATGCGGGGCATCAGGTACAGGGATTTATACAGATGCAGAGAGCCGCCCGTTATGTAAGGGCTAGAGTGGTAAACCTTGACACTGGGCAAGCAATAACAGGCTGTTCACTCTGGGCAATTGTGCAGAAACCTTAAAACCTTCTCCAGGGTGGAAGCGTGAGTATAAACCCTTATCTCGCTTGGAAGTATAAGCTAGAAGTCCATGTCACTGGATTTTCGACGACTGGCGACTTTTTGGCTAACATTACCCTTCTCTATCGTCCAGGGATGCGGGCAGATTTCAGGGATATAAGAGCCTCTACCAAAACAGGGGCGAAAATTCCTCTGTTTATCGAGTCTGTAACGGAGTTCAACCAAGCTTTTATCTGGTTTAAGCTGCCTCAGAATACCGATTTCTTTTATCTGCACTACGGAAACGGCGGGGCAACTTCCGAAAGCGACGGTAAGAAGGTTTTCACATTCTTTGACCACTTCGAGAAACTAGACTCGACGGTCTGGAGAACGATAGCAGGCTCGGCGACTGTCTCAGGGTCTATACTCACACTTCAAAACACATCACAAAGCAGCGTTTTAGAAAGCTACTCGACATTTCCCCCTAACACAGTGGTGGAAATCAAGGCACAGTACAACGCAGGCAACCGCACAATCTTTGGATACCGGAGTTACAGCTCACAAAAAGCAGCAGCTTGGCAGAGCTCGGCAGTAGGAGACGCGAATAATCAGAGGTTCGCTCACAACGGATCTACTGGAAATTGGGACTCCGATGGCGTTAACAGGGCAGGGGGTTCCTATTATGTTTATGGAGTCGCCCACATTGTTACAGGCCCGCTTTACTACGTCAATTATACCTATCGCGGGACCATTACAGATTACATCCCCGGAAACGTCTCCCTGCCTGTTCAGTTCTATTGCTACTCAAATACAGGACCATTCAGGGTCGATTGGGTTAGGGTTAGGGATTTTGATGCGACCCTACCAACTCTCACGATAGGGCGGAAGTTCACAACCCAGCCTAAAGGATTTCCCTGGGATAATGCAATTACAGAGGCAAATACCAGGATGGGAATGTATCCATCCGTAAATATAAAGTCATTTTTAAAAAATATTAATACTAAATTAGGAATGAAAGCGAGCGTAATGTTCAGACGGCCGCTTTTCTATAGCCCCCAGCTCAGAAGTCCTTATCCTCGCTGGAAATACAAAGGAGAAATAGAACTTGGAGAACAGGAGAGCCCGGCACGGGTCCGGCTCCCTATCCTCCCAGGCATGGCCCTCGACGGTCGAGACCTCAGATATACAGATCTCGACGATAAAGAGCTAAAATTTAACATCTTTGATACTGGGCTCGACTTCCTGGACTGCTGGGTCGAGATCCCTGCAGGGACCACCCGGATAAAATTTTATTACGGTAACGGAGTCGCTAAAACAAAGAGCGACCCCTCTATAGTCGGAGTCCCACAGACAGAGACGATCGTAACCGTAACCCCCCATATAGGCGGAGGGGGCGACGTCTGGCAGTTTCCAGGCTGGGAATATCAGCAGGACGTTAACCTCTCGGCGACTTCCTCGGCTACCGGAGGCGAGCAGATCCTCCTCTCTATTCCATACCGTCCAGGCATGACAGCAGACGGCAGAGATTTAAGATTTTATGACCTGGCAGGGAATAAGCTTTCGTACTTCTTAGAAACCATTACATCCTCGACATTTTCGGTATGGGTTAAGCTTCCTGCAGATCATGATAAAATTATAATGGTTTTCGGCAACGGTCTTGCTACCTCTGAAAGTTCTGCATCGGATGTTTTCGACCTTTTTGATGATTTCGAAGGGTCTACTCTTGGGTCTGAGTGGACTCTAGAAGGAGGGACGGCCTCAGTTACTAACTCTACTCTGGTATTAGGTAGTACGGAACGTAATAGTTTAATCCGGGGATCTTCTACTTTCGGACCTGGCCATATATTAGAAATGAGGATGTACCACCCGAACCAAAACCAGACCATTTGCGGGTTCTGGTCTGCATCTAATCAGAGGGCCTGCTGGTTAGGGGCTTCGGGGACAAATTACAATGATCATACACATACTTATAACGGTTCTAACTCTACAATTATAGACGATGGAATAAATAGAGGCGGTACAACATTCCACAAATACGGAATAACTTACGAGGCTGGTAGTGTTGGTTTTTTCGTGGATGACAATTACCGTCGAACCATGACCGTAACAACCCCTTCTGGATCTATCCCGATTTCGTTTTACAGTACCGTAAATAAAGGTAATCTAGTCGTCGATTGGGTAAGGGTCCGCAAAATTACCAATATAACCGGGACTCTCGGAAAGCTGACAAGGAAAACAGGGGCGATATATTACGAGACCACGACCGAAACAAGTATCGAAATTATACCAGAGATACAGCTCTCCCACCGCCCACAGTGGAAGACTCCGCAAATTTATTATGAATACATAAAGTTACCCTCGTCTTTTATGGGGATGGCCCCAGGAGAGCCGACATTTAAGGAGCGTCGAGAGCTTGGCGATTATGCTATTGTATCCTGCGAGGTTAACAGGTCCATTAATGACGCTTATATGCAGCTCTCGACCGAGTTTCAAAACCTTACTGTCCCACCAGAAGGCAGCACGATAAAACATAATGCATATGACTCGCATGGCGACCCTCACTTATTATTCCATGGAAAAATAGTAACTAATTCGCCGACTCACGGACATTATTCCCAAACCGTGAAAATGCACGCGGCGGATGACAGTATAAACCTAGTAACTCAGCCAGTCCCCTGGGTATATCAGGTAATTGATACAGCAGTGGATACAGTCCCTAACTGGCTTGTAAGGATTTTAGAACCTGAAAAGTCTGGGGTGTATCCTAAAACGCTTATAGATACTAACAAAGAGCCTAAACAGTTTGTTTTCGATCCTAAAACCAAAAAACTAGAGGCAATAAAAGAGCTTGCAAAATACGCAGGATGCCTGTATCAGACGAAACTCATAACAAGAGAAATTGATGGGCATATAATCACAAGACCAGAATTTTATTTTGTGCCTCCAGAACGGATTGACGAGCCCGTTAACGGCTTTGACCTTCCTGCCCCCTTAATCCTTGATGCTGATACTAGTAAGCTTATTAGCGATCCCCAGGTCACAAACGAAAGCGAGGAAAAATATAACTCTGTCATAGTTTATGGAGTCCTTAGCGAGAACGGGGAAAGTGTAGTCGCTCAAGCATTTTCTTATGAGGTCTATACAGGAGAACAAAAACCTAAAGTATATATTATTGAAGATAACGCGATCACGGAAAAAGGCAGCACAGCCGAGCGTGAAGCCATAAAATGGCTCCTGTACTTCCTGGCTAAACGGGTCAAGGTCAGCATGTCTTTTGTGGACCGGTTCGACCTGGAGCTGTATCAGAGAATCCGTTTTGGACCGGGATTTTCAAACAAGCTGCAAGAGCTTACCAGCTCCACCCAGGTTCAGCAAGTCGCAGCCTGCGACCCCAGGGACGCCGAGAACTCCACCCACTTAATAGACGTCTCAGGAGTCCCCCGCCCGGCATGGCTGCGGATTTCAGACATAAAATATCATAGTGAGTATAAACTAGAAACGGTAACTGTCACTGCAATCACCGATAATATATATTCTATAGTTGACCCAATAGTCCCTGAGCCGTATAACGAGTACCTGAGCCCAGGATACTATAAACCGGTAATAGATGACCTTGTGGATACAACCCAGTCGATAGTAGAGGATAAGTTAGAAAAACAATTAACCCCTGAGAGCTGCACGGTCCTGAGCATAAACGAGGAAAATAATACCGCAGTAGTGCAAACCGCAAGCGGAAAAATAGTAACGGTGTCCCTAGCATGACTACGGTTTACGTTTCGAGCCTGGGAACTGATGAATACACCGTAGACGGAACAGCCGACGACGTCCAGATTAACCAGGCTCTTTTATACGCTCATAATAACGGGACAGATACCAGCCCGGTGACGGTTTATCTTCGAGGGCCTTTTACTTATGAGCTGGCCTCCTGGTTGTTAATTGGGAATAATACAATCCTTACAGGCGACCCAACCGCCAAGCTCAGGCTGAAAAATAACGCAGGCTGGGCGAACATCTACACAACGGAAGACCCAGGCACAGAGCCGCTTATTAAACAGAGGGTAAACCCTATCCGAAACGTCGAGGTCCATAACTTCGAAATTGACGCAAACAAGGACAACCAGCCCGGATACGTCCACGGAAAACTAAATTACATTATAATGTTTTTCACGAATGCCACAAATATTTCCATGCATGATATGTATATTCACGATGGGCAAAGCGACGGCATGAGGATGGCAAATAGCAACAATCTATACTTTTTTAATAACAGAGTAGAGCGTATGGGTCACGATGGCTGTTTCTTTCTAAGGTCTCAGAATTTCTTGATTTTCGGGAATGTAACTAAAATAAGAACCAACAGCGCACACCGAGTTTATAATACAGGGCATGGCAAGATTTTTAATAACTATATGGAGCCTTACGCTTTAAATTCCCTGGCTGGAAACCCTGGCATACAAATCGAGCACAGCGATGATACGTATGATATGTCAGGAATAGAAGTGTATGGGAACGAGATAGTTAACGCCTGGGGAGAAGGGATGTGGATAATCGAGTATGGTACAGGCTCAAATCAGAGTAATAAAGGGCTTCATGTTCATGATAATATTATCCGTGGTGCTGGCAGGATTACCACAATTAATTATAATGCAGGTATTGCCGTCGGGGGATGGAATGGTGCAACCTTCGAGAGAAACACTATAGAAGATTGCTATAACGCCGGATTTCTCGTTTATACGGCCGCAGGAGCTCAAACTACCCTATATGTAAAGGATAACGTAATCACAGGCACAAAAATTACCCTTAATAGCTCGAAACCTACCTGGACGGGTTACGGGATGGTATGCCCGAATGGATATAATACGACGATCCAGGCAACTGGAAACGGTCTTGATGGCAATGCTAGCGGGGATTACTATGGGAATATCATATATACTGATGCTATCCGGGTATCCTGCCGTATGGGGATGTATACAGCAGCTCCTACCCTGATAGATCAGCAGATCCCTGAAGAGGAAGCGGGTATAAAACCGGGTGATTGGGGCCTGGTCCTGCCTTCTGAGGGAGGGAAGTACAAATATATTTTATATCCTTTCAAAATGCCCAAGGTCGGCGAGCGGTGCTTAATTTATCCTGCACACTCAAGAAAGTATTACCTGCTTAAGCTGGCTCAGGGAGCCCAGCCAGGCGATAAGATCATCGCTATAACGGACAGGAAGGGCCAGTCCTGGGGAGTAGTAGGAAATTGAACTACCCCTTTTCTGGTAGGATTAGAGGCACTTTTCGCCGTGCTCATCAAACGATCTCAGGCTTCCAGGTATAAACGCCTTAGACTGGTCGAGAAATGCGCTCTAAAAGCCTTAGAATAAACCGAGTTTGCCGGTAACGTTTTATTATGTGATCCAGAGAACACCAGGAAATCCGTGATTTTATGCTCCACAACTTCCAGGAAAAGTCCCTCTAATTTTCAAACCAGGCTTAAGGACGTCGAGATCTAGGCACGATCTCAGGCTTCCAGGTATAAACGCCTTAGACTGGTCGAGAAATGCGCTCTAAAAGCCTTAGAATGAACCTCTGCTACCGTCGTTGAGATTGATGTCGTTTCGGTTTATTATAGAAATCCACATCAACTTATATTTATCTCAGCACGAAATTAATTCAATTTTCTTTTTTATGTGCTCACCTGGATAAAACAATGTGATCCCACTATGGTAAGAACCCTACAAAAAATGAGTAACGGCTGCATAAATTTCCTAAAAATGCTCGGAACGCTTACGGGCATTGGCTAACTTATTGTCGGTATTGCAGCGGCATTTACTGAAGCTCCGAAGGTTGGACCGTGAGAAGATTCCAGTTTATTTCTTTTTTTTTCAAAAACGTTGACACTTATTTAATTGAGGTATAACATGACTAAGATAGTTACAGTTCCTTTGTCTGTTGATGATTCTACAAAATTACAGAAGTTAATTAATTCGACTGGAAACACCCCTGCTAAATACGAATTTTCCCCAGATCACGAAATCGAAATAAACTCACTGCTTCGGGTTTTCAACTTCACAGAATGGGATGGGTAGGGCTGTAAGTTTGCACTCATGGAAAATGCGCCCCTTTCTCCATTTGCGTCTAGCGTTCCCTTGATTGCTCCAAAATATCCAACGGCAGCAGAAGGTCTTTGCTTCCACGATATAATCTTTGATGGCCGCCGGGATACCCAAAAATACGCAAAAGATGAGTGTAAATCGAGAGGGAAGAATGAGTGGGGGCAGGGATATCACAACACTTTCATGCTCGGTAGCTTTAATAATGTCAAATTTTCCAACGCGGTAAACTGTGAGTTTTACAATTTGGGATTTTACAACAGCCTGGGGGATGGAATAAGAATAGAGGGTGGAACTGATATTAGAGTCCATGACATTATCGGGAAGCGTGGAGGCCATGATATAGTATGCCTTGCCGGAGTCAATGGCGGCGAAGTATCAAACGTCAACGCTAAGCTTGCCGTTAATGCAGGAGTAAGAACTCGATCAAGCAAGAATATTAAGATTCATGACTGCATCCTGGACGGAGCAACAGGGATAGCGTACAGTCCGGGTATTCAGATTCAATCGACTGCCACAAACTGGATAACTGACAATATCGAGATCTACAATAATACAATTTCCGGGACTTACGGGCCGGGTATTCAGATCGTAGGTACAGTCCCAAATAACGGACTTGTGTCCGTGCACAATAATCTTATCGTTGGCTGTGGAGCTATGCCTGCAGCTTCTAAGCTTCCAGGAGTCGGAGGTATTGCTTTTGATGGTATCTCGGTGGATATCCAGAACAATACGATTGATTCATGTTATGGGTACGGGCTTCTTGCTGGAAAGTATACACTTGCTTCGACCTATGCTGCAACTGCCCTGATACGAAGGAATATTATTACGAATACTAAAAAAGCCCTGTATCCTGGCGTCGGTTCTGGCTCAGGAATCGCGGATCTGACAGCAGGCAGGTACAAAATTATCGCAGAGGAGAACTGCCTCTGGGGCAACCTTACTGACCTATATAAAGTCATTCAAACGGACGGGCTGTATGTAGATCCTCAGTTTTCCGGCTTCGGAGATTACCATCTGCAGCTTTCCAGTCCCTGCAGGTTCTCAGGCTATCAACTAGGTTGCTACGAAGACGCCGAGCAAGTGCCCGTGGAACTGCTCATTTCTCTCAAGGAAACCCAAATTCCCGAACTTATCAAACTACTCCCTAAAAAATACACAATATGGAGGAGACTATGACAACTGTCATTGATTTGACATACACCTACACCACAAAATACACACAGTACGACGAAAAAATCAGAACTCACGTACAGAAAACTGTCACGATCAATGGGCAGCCAGGAAAGAAAATCAGAATTGACAGTCTTAAGTGCACTCTCGCAGCTGAAAAGGAGGGTATTGTGGCCTCTGTACTGGTCACTGCGGAGGTAGCAGGTATCGACTATAGACTCGCCGAGTGGACAACCTCAAAAACTGCAGCACAAAATAAGAGCGCGTCACCTGCTTTTCTTGTGGATGAGGGAAAGGGTGTCGTCCTGCGGTGGCACTTAAAAACGTCCAATGCCGCGTACAAGGCAATTATGAAAGTTCCTGAATATTCGTACTCTTTCGTTGATGTCGAGAAGCCTGAGCCTGAACCCGAGAAGCCGGATCCGCAGTTTCTTGTCACTGTCTCGTGTTCGTCAGAAACAGAGGCGAATGAACTCATTAAAACACTTAAAACTAGTACACAAGATTATACTATCTTTAAGCAGGCTTGAAAAAATGCATACTGAACCAAAACGCTGCTATTGTTGCTCAGATTTCGAACCGGATGAATTCGACGATTTGATGTTTGGGAAATGTAGAAAAACAGGAAAAACGGTAGCATGTAATCATATTTGTACACTTGGAGAAAACTAACATGGTAGACATGGTTGTATTATCTCAAATTGCAACCGGAGCATTTGCACTGCTCGCTGTTGCTAGTACTAGAATAGCTGTCAAATACAAACAGGAGATCGAGCAGGTCACAAAACTCAAAGATCTTGCCCTATATTCACTTGAAAAAATTCAAGTATTGGCAACCGAAGTCAAGAAATCACGGGACGCAACTAGCCCGGGTGGAAGTACGGTCACGCCAGAAGAAATGAAAAATTTCTATTATCTCACTACCAGTATTCTTGAATCCGAGGAAGTAAAAGAGATCCTTTCCGAATATGGGGTGAGTAAGTGAAATTCCTAACAGAATTTTGGAATAAACTAAGGGACTTGTTCAACCGGTCGATTTCATGACTGCAGTAACAGTAGACATTGACAGTATAGGAGGTGCACTTGCAGGGATAATTTCGATCCTCGTCACACTCTTTGCATATCTCAAGTCGAGGGGATATATCGACATCTGGAAAACGAAACTGTTTGATATCCCATCTCCTATTGCAGAAGAAGTGAAGCACCAGGATAATGATGTTGTCCTGATGAAACTACAGATACCTGATGACGTACTCTGTGTCCTGCACTCCTTTGAGGTCAATGACGCGGGACAGGTTGTTTTGAAGGGGCATGGGCGAGTGAATACTCTGCTGAAGTTGAACCGCCCTCTCACAGATTCTGAGAAGGACGAAATTATAAAAATTGTTAGAAAAGTGTTAGTGAATTGTAAAAAAGAGAATTGTAAAAAAGAGTGATGTTATTTTATTTATTTTTCTTTTTTCGGACACTGTGAGAGGCGTTTTAAAAGTCTTGATCAAGTTGAATGTATTGGTTTAAGCCTCCATAACTGCCAGTACTTCTTCCATCACTGGGAACACACTTACCCTGTTGCAGGCAAATCTCATCTCGTCCTGTAGTGCCCTGGCTTTTTCGGGTGGAAGTTCGATAGTGGTCTTTTTTGAAAGGACTAGTTTCATACTATTTTACACCTCATTCTCTTCTTCATCGTCAACCTGTCTCTTTACATCTTTATTGTCAGATCTGCCAAAACGTCACACGAACATGAAAATTTTATTGTCGCCTCGCTAGGCAAATTTGAGATATCTAATAGATACCCGTATGGATAGTCGTGTGTAGCTCCTCGCCCCCTTCAAGTAATCTCTTATGTGACGGTCCAGGGAGAGCATCCTGCTCGTACTCCCTGTTTCTCAGGGGGAAATCTTCGCCCCGAAGTTCCCATGAGAACCCGTCGGGGTATTTCAGAGTTATTTTCCCCTGGTTGAAGTTACAAAAAACGCATTCGGCTTTCAGGTTCTTTTTATTCTGGTTGTACCAGTCCCATATTGATTGTTTTATCATAGTTTGTGGCTCCGTGATTTTTTAAGTTGCTATGCCGCACTTTTTAGCTAAGTGCAATATACTATAGTAGCCAATACTATATATAGTTTATGGCTACTAACAATTAAAAAATAATAATTAATGTAGGATTAGATAAATTGTATCAGTCTGCTGCATATCTTTAAAAAATTTAGTCCCGACCGACAGACGCTGGTTATTAAATGAGCTGTCTGAAATGTCGGAATATTTGTAAGTGATTCTTTTCCTGATGTCGGTTTCATTGATTTCTATTGAAGTGTCACAAAGAAGCGATGGTGATTTTTTTAAGATAATTACATCTATCGTTTGCCCTGGCTGAATTCTGTTAACTACTGATCCAGCCGGGAGTCTACCTTCCTTAGATCTGGATTCTGGGATATCAGAAGGTGATTTAATAGTGCAATGTTTGATATCCGAAATACAAACTTTAGATGCCATTGCATTCATCCCCTATTACATCCCACGACTGGCTAAATTCTGCATCTCTAAAAAGCTCTGCAAGCCCTCCTATCTGTTTTAGCCTTAGAACTTCGTCTGCATCCATCCCAAGCTTCTTAGCAATCCAAGAATCAGACTTACCGATACGGTGCAACTCTGCAACTATATTGCTCATCAGGTCAACGTCATGAGATCCCCTGGCCCGGTTGTGTCGGATGGTAGAAGCCATCCTTTCTCCAATATCCTTGTCAATTACGACCACTGGGAGGAGTCCTTTTTCTCTCTCGTAAATTCGTTTACTCGTTTTCAAGATTGAGTAACGATGGAAGCCGTCAACTACGATATAAACATCCTTCATAGAGTCGTAATAGGTAACTACAGGCTGAGTATATCCGTCTTCCCAGATTGAGAGCTCTAATAAGCGCATCTCGGGTGGCGGGACACGATTTGGGTTGTAATCATTCGCAATCACTTTTTCAACTGGTATAGCTCGAACTGCATAAACTGGGCTTATAAAGTCTGACATAATCACTCCTCAAATATCCTTATATTTTTCAATTAACATTTTCATTCTCTCTGACTGGTCCTTAGTCTGAGCAAAACTCAGCCCCTTGCACAAGTAATCATTCTTGAGAATACAGATGGCCATCCTGCGCCACGTAGGAGCCGCGCGTCTAGATTCTAATTTGTGGTCTACTGTGTCTGGTATTGATGAGTACCTCACTACTCTTTTGTTTTTGTTGCCTCTAGTGGATAGCTCTGGCCTGATTTCGGCCTCTTCTGGTAAGAGTGGTAATAACTCATCGGGTACGCCAGATCCTTTCTCTTTCCAATGCTTGATGAACTTTCTAAATCTATCAATATAATTGAGTCTCATTTCATCTGGAAGTGACGCTAGTAGGAATTTAGTATAAGACTCCCAGGTGTGCCCCTTTGGAAGCTGCACATTCCTGTACCCTAATATCTTATTTCCAGCGTAGATATTGCCAAAATTCGCCCCAGAAACCCTATTAACTACTCTCGCCCAGGTTTCAGGCTCGATAACTCTAAACAGATTGAGCCCTATTCGCTGATCATCGCCGTATGGCTGGCAGATCCTCATATTAGAAAGGGGGACGCCTGCTTTGTAAAACATGTCATAGAGCCTGTTATAGTCCCATCCAAACTTACCATATGCAGTCCAGATGTCCTCTGTTTTCCAGTCATAGATTGGGTATACATTGTAAATATCTTGATCTTGAAATAGCCTGGTAGTCCATTGATTCCCATCTATAGTTTCCTTCGATTTAGATGCTATTGTCCTGTATCGGTTCAGACTCTCGTCTGATCTAATGCCTACAATTGTAGCCGTTTTTTCTCCATCAGCATACCATTTAGCAAACTCAGGTACAAACTCTTCAAATTCCATTCTATACTTCCAGAATGGAAAATACGATTGATCAGAGATTACTGCAGGATGTGATGGCATTTGTCTTATCCACTTGTCTTCATGCCCAGGTTCCCAGCAACACCAGAAAGGCTGATATACTGATACAGCATTCCTTAAGTTGAGGGGCAGGCAGACCCAGTAAGGTTCAATCAATTCAGCGTTGTCATTGAGTACGCGCTCAACATACTCAATAGTAAGTTTGTACTGCCCTTCGAGATCAATGAAGAGAACGCCAATTTTCTGATTACGTTTTTTTGCTTCTTGTAGTGCAAGCATCAGAGAAATGCCCGAATCCTTGCCTCCCGAGAATGAAACGCAGACCTTTTCAAAATTGTCAAAGATATATTCCATTCGCCTGCACGCGGCATGATACACGTTTTCATTTGAGTACAGCTTCATCCTTCATCTCCTTCCTCAAAAAAACATAATTTTTCGTTGAATTTCTCAGATATGGAAGTTCTTTCTTTATTTCTGGCATCGTGAGCACGTCGCCCATATACCCGTAAAATTCTTTTTTATCGTAACCGGGTTCATAGGTTTTAATTTGCATGATCTCCCTCCTTATAATAATTTTACCAAATCCTTTAATTTGGCTTTTTCATCTTTGACCGCGTCCACTTCTCTCTTAAAAGAGTCTGCGACGTTCTCTTTTCGAGAAATGGATTCCCATATCTTTTCATCGATTCCTGGTCCGATGATATCATAATATGTAACTTCGTGATCCTGGCCGAACCTATGACATCTATCTTCAGCCTGTAACCTCTCCGAATATTTGAAGGAATTTGAAAAGAAAATAACATGCCTAGCCTCGTTGAGTGTAAGGCCATGTCCACCGCATGACTGAGTTGAAATAAAAAATCTAGCATGCCCTCTAAATTTTTCAACTTCTGCCTGTCTATCTTTCTGCTTTGTTGACCCTGTAAATACTGAAACTGATTCAGGCCCGTAACATTCTCTTAATTCTGATACTATCCGATCTACATCATATCGAAATTTAGCCCAGATGATGACTTTTTCATCGGCTTGAATTTGAGAGATTATATTAAATAGCGCTGGAAGCCGGTTATCCTCGAAGGTAAGAAACTTAAAAGTGTCTTCTTCGCTCAAACCCATATGATATTTGCAGATTCTTCGATTCCAAAACCCCGATGCGATCTGTTGCAGGACATTATATAGTCTAAAAATTGTATATGGTTTGAAATCATCGAGGTCTATCTGGAGAAGCATTTCATTTTTTGCAGCTTCGTAAGCATCTCTCTGTTCGCGCGTGAGCTTAAAATACTTAGTTTGATAGTGTTTCCCTGGCAACGTCATACACTCGTCTTTAGTGACCTGATAGACGTAAGGAGCAATCTTCGCGGCTAACTGTTCAGTGTTGTGAGTTCGCACGATTAAGCCAGGGTGACGCTCTGAATATTCCAGGTGATTATTTGCGAAAGTGTACCAAGAGCGGTATCCTAAAATTTGCGGAGATAAAAACTTCATCTGAGAAAAGAGGTCTTCTACTCCCTGGCTGATCGGCGTACCTGTCAGGACAAAACGATATTTAGCTTTTTCAGCTATGAGAATTATTCTTTCAGTTCGTTTTGCCCGATGTCCTTTTATATAAGAGCTTTCATCAAGAATTACAAATGTCTTGTCCGTGATTAATTCTTTAGCTGCAAAAACTACACGGTTCGATGACGACATTGATTCTATCCCGATTATATACCATCTCATATTAGGTATGTTTCTTGACGTTGTTTTTTCATCAAAAACATAGATATCCTTGGCGTCAGTGTGTTTAAGAATTTCTAAAAATATAGTAGATTTCAGGGAAACTGGACAGAACCAGACAACTTTATCAATTTTATGCGCTCGTTGTTTAATTATTTCGATTGCTGTACGGGTCTTTCCAGTACCCATTTCCATAAAAAGCCCACCTACTCTAGTGGGTTTCAGTTTATTGACTGCTGCCTCCTGCCAGGGCATTAATTCAGTCATCGTCTCGAAGGCTTGCATGGATACCAACCTCTGTTTCATTTTCCTTTGCTTGTCCTGATGTAGGTAATTCTACTTCGCTCATATCTACAACGAGAGCCTCTTCTCTGGCTTTCTTTGCTCCAGCTATGAGCTCAATTGCTCCTTCAGATAGTTTGAAATCAAACTTATCTACAAGGTCTAGAATCGCCTCGTATTGGTATGAAGGTATTACAACGTTGGGACTAGACCATTTACTTCCTGCAATTGCTCTAGCTGCCTTGTATATTTCTTCATTTCCATATTCCCATGAAATGGAAAACCAGTCTTTGAATTTACCCTCTGATCTCTTAGCTATCCAGCGTTTTTGTTCAGGTTCGTACTCTTTATTAAGTACCTTCTCTTTGAGGGAGTCGTCAACGATGCAGACAATATATCCTGCTTTCAATAGTTTGATAGATATTTCGGTTGCTCGATCAAGCGGGGAGCCTGTAAATTTATTACATTTGCGTTTCCATCCTTCGCCGCCCCACCGGAAACCATGAGATTTTATCAGGTTTTTGAAATCGCTGTCTTTCTCAAAAAATGTTATTTTCACATAGTTTCCCAAAATGAGTATGTCTGCCACGGTTTCCGTGACAGGTTTAACCGGTCGAATAGTAGTTTGAGGCATGTTATGTCACTCCGGATATTTGCTAAGATACTCTTCGTATTTTGAGTATGCTGCTTCTTTCGGTGTTACCTGCTTGTATCCATTCTTTTCACAAACAATTGAGCCGTCGTTCTCGAGCGTTACATTGATTCCCTGTCTTTTGAGAGTTGGGAAAAGGAAATTTTCTAACCATTCTTTGTAGCTGAAAGGCATTTGTGTCAACCGTCCTACGTTCTGGTAGTATATACTAGTAGCCAATCGTATATATAGTTTATGGCTACAATGTTAAACATACTTAACTAACTCATATAAAATAAATTATTTTAATCTGTAAAATATTATATAGTCTATGTGCTAAATATCACATACTTAAAAAAATAAGGAGCCACTATCATAAAAATAAGAATCATCTCCCACCGTGAAGACATTCCCGAACTGCATCCAACCGAGCGCATCGTACATATCGCTTTCAGACCGTCAAATAAAGACATATTCCGCATCGTGGAAGCCTGCCCGAAAGTAGAAGCTATTCAGTTACCCGTTTCATACAAGAGAACGCTTTCGCAGTCCATCCAGCTATTCCTGAAAATGCAGAATGTAGCAGTTCTTGAGGGTAATGTCTGGGGGCATAGAAAAGACATTTGTGAGTATCGCCTTATCCCGCCTAGCCTCTTCGATGAGATTGAATCGATGCGTCAGAAGAGAGTAGACCAGGATAAGATTGTACACGATGTCGGGGCTAAGTATCGGTTATCTCCTGGATTCGTTGAGTTTGTAATTAAGAAAGGAGTGACTACATGAGTGACTACATAATGCAACCTAAAAAGAACCCTGGGCTTGCAGCCGTTGCATCCTTCTTTTTTTCTGGACTTGGACAGATTTATAACGGAGAAAGTTTAATCAGTCGATTACTGACTGATTCTTTTATTTTTTTGTATTTGTTCAAGACGAATAAGAACATTGTCTGCTTATTTAATTAAATTTCAATTTTGTTAATATTGAGGGATTTGATCGAAGAATCTATTTCGAAGGCAATTTTTTTACACTTTAGAATAGGGATCTCATAGTTAGAGATAAAAAGTTCTTGCCCTTTTGAAGCAGAAGTTTGTTTATAGTTATTCATTCCATACTGAAGTTCCCATTCATAGATATTTGCAAAAGAAAACAATTTTTTTACTTCAGGAGAATTATCATAGGTAATTAACCATTTGTGCTTACATTGCTTCATATTTTCAGCAAATTGTTCATGGTCAAATAACTCATGTAAGTCTCCATTTTTTCCATATAGTTTTGATTTTTTTGTAGATAAATAAGGTGGATCTAAAAATATGAATACGTTCTTTCCGTCTTCATTGATAATTTTTTGATAGTCTAAGTTTGTTATTTCCACATTCGATAATAATTCTTTTATGTCTTCAAGCCTTTTAATAGAAGAATCTGTAAATCTTCCATTAAAAGACTGTTCCGAATAACCACCTGATTCTATAGTTCCTGAAAAGGTAATTCTATTCAAAACAAAGAATCTTACTGCCCTTTCAAAGTCTGTAAAGTCTTTTTTCCCATCAGTTAATTCAGTAAAAAGTGCTCTTCCGTTAGCGTATGTATTTTTAATTCTTGTCACTTCAGAAACAAGCCCTTCCATATCCTCTTTACAGTATTTCCAGAATATATACAGGTCTCGATTAATGTCATTTATCCAATACTTTTTATTTGGGTATTTTTGAAACAAAGCAAAAAAAACAGAACCTCCGCCTACCATAGGCTCTCTATACTCATCGAAAGATGGTACAATAGGCAGTATTTGTTTTATTGCCCTTGATTTTCCACCAGGATAACGCAACGGACTTTTTATATTCATAGAATATAACATAGTCATTTTATTCTTAAGTCTTATGCATTATCAAAGTATCGTTAAAAAGTCGATTTATTATTTCTATTTTTTATCTTACTTTTTTTATTATTCATTCGATACTTTTCGGAAAGCTTAAATAGGGTAATAGCGTACTAGATTTGTAAGCGAATTGAGGTCGAAATGATGGCAAATGCTACGGTGAAACGAACCCTAAGAACTCCTAAATCTGATGATAATTATCTAGTTGGACTCTGGGAGAAAGGAGAATATACAACTCTTAATGCTGCGTATAATGACGCGATTAGGAGAGGGGTAAAAGCGATAAAAAGGGAAAGGAAAGAGTAGTTATAATGTATGAAAAATTAAAATGTTTCAATCAAAATAAATAACCCCCTGTTAATCCTCCGGCAGGGGGCATCATGCCATATAGCACCCATAAACCTGGGTGGGCTTGAGGGGTTCGAATCCTCGGTGTGGCATCTCCGAGAGGAGAGTAAGAAAAAAAGTGAGATACGTATACGTATAGTTGTTGAACGCCCTTTGGAAATCAAGGGTCACGATGATCCAAAGTTATCTTGAATTACCCAGGGAAAATCAAAATAGATATCTGAAAAATCTACTCGCGAACTGCAACCCGGAGCAATCCGGGCCAAGTACTCCCGTAGTGTAGTGGTCAATCACTCCAGCCTTTGGAGCTGGAAACCTCGGTTCGAATCCGGCAGGGAGTTTGAAAAAACGGGATGATAAATTTTAAGAGGTAAAAAATATGGAAGACCCACTTTTTGATACAAGTAAAGTTGATGAGCTGGCGGCAGCCGAATACGTTAATGCTGAAACGCAACCGGAAACCCTTGAAGACCTATTCCACGAACTAAATTCCCTGTCCTGGCAGCTTGCAGATGAATGCAAGGAAATTGATGAAATCATAGCCGACATGGAAGAGAAGCGGGCAGAAAAGGCCGATGAGTATGCCCCACGGATTCAGGAACTTAATGAGCAGATTAAAGCGGAAATTCTCAAAAATGGAAAATCATTCAAATGTGAGTGGGGATCTGCCACATACAGAAAGGGCCGGACAACTATTACGTGGAATGATGATGCTCTGATGGGGTACGCTGTAGACCACCCTGAAATTCTGAAGTTTAGGACTGAGAAGACCGGGGAACCGTCTGTTTCGTTGAAAATAGGTGATCTGAAATGACATCCCTCAAGACGTGGGATATGTAATTCCTGGGAAATGTAAAAAATACGGAGCCAACAAGATGATAGATGAGAGACAGATTAATACAGTTGAATCAATTGCAGAATCATTGAAAATCATTGCTGAGAAACCGCCTGTAGGGGTTACCTTAGAAATAACAGACGGTTTTAACAAAGCCTCTGAAAATTTAAGAGAACTTGTTTTAGCTGATGCCCGATATAAAAAAGTTCAGAAGTATTGCGAACATTGTGGTGTGCCCCTTATCGTAGACCAGGATGAAGAACATCCTCTTTGTGAAGAGCATTCGGGGGCGGGACTATGAGCCACGAAGAAGCTCTGAAACTTGACATTCTCCTGCGTCTACAGAAAGACGGCTGGAACCTGAAAGAAACGGATGATCCAGCAACGCTGTCTATGAGTGCGGGTACTGGATATACTCTTTTCGCAAGCGTGAATAAGCCCTGGTATATCCTGTTTGACGATGGGGTAGAGAAAACAGAATATCCCATTGATTCCGAGAAGGTCCCATATACAAACCGCAAGGATGTTAAAAAGTTATGGGACCAGTTTGAGGCTGGTGTTAAGGCTCTCGGTATGTCGGGAAGTCAGAAAGAACCACTTTTCCAGCCTGCAAAGCGCGAAGAAGCTGCGCCCTCTAAAAAGAAGAAGCCCGCTTCTGCAAAAAAGAAGGCTCCTATAGAAGCCGAGGGGATGAAGCTTCCTATTGTGTACCCTGCTGAATTTAAAGGCTCTTTCATGCTTTTTAAGCAGTGGACCGCCAAGAACGATGTAATACCTGCGAACAGTGAAGTCGTAATTCTTGAAGAAACTGAAAAGAGTTTCAGGGTGTCCATCGCGCAGGCACATATCTCTTTTGATATTTCGAAGAGTAAGGCTGAGGTGGTTGAAGCATGAACCCGCCTAGAGTAACCTCCCCCAGAAAATCCCGCTTCGCAGAATCCCTCCTTAAAGCTCGCTCTAAAGGGAAATCCCCTTCTGTCATTCCCCTTTACGGTATCCACCGTGTCACTATTAAGCCTAGTGACGAAATGAAAGAAATCCTTGAGGAAATTAACAAATCTCTCAAGAAACTTGCCAACTCGGATAAGTCAACTTCCCAGATTGTCCAGGAAGTCCTTTCTCAGCCTCTTGGTGAGCCTGGAACTACAGAAGAGGTAGACGAACCTGCTGAACTGTCAGGAGTTAATACAGAAGCTCTCAGCATGAAGAAGGGGGGTGTTAAATGCAGACAGCTCCTGCTATAAATCCTGGTATAAATGTGGACCTGGATAGATATCTCAGGCGTTTTAAACGCCCTGAAAAATACCGCTCAAAAGTAATAAAAATAATTGAAATGTCTAAAGAAGGCAGGACTCTTGAGGAAATTAAGAATGCTGTAAGGATGAGTAATGGGAATATTAATTCTGCTCGGAGATGGGGCAGACAGGCGGGGTTGTGGTAAGATGTCTCGTTTAGACTGTGGGATTATCATTTTTAATACCCGCGTTGCCGGCGCCTTAAAAATTGTCTCGTTGGTGATCTGATGACTGACGAGATCAAAGCCATTGACGGACAATTCTCAAAAGTCGGACCTGCTATCTGCACAATTCAGCCAATGGCTGTATGTTCTATTCAGGAGCAGTGTTCAGTCTGCCCGATTGCCAGGACCCACCTTAATCCAGATCTCCGATTAGACATCTATAAGGAAATTAAAAAGATTAAGGGGGTTATGTGATGGCAGCGAAAAGCAAGACTGTTAAAGGCGGTCTGTTTGTTCGCTGTGTCTGCTGTGGAAGGGTATTCAAGGTAAAGTCCTCCGAAGAGCGGTTCTGCTCAAGGGATTGTAAGGCTGTGGGCAGGCAGGCTGTCGTTGAGAGGGCGGTCTTGCATGAATTGGGGGGGACTGTACGTGGCTCGAATTGATTATGGGCAAGTCCCATCTGTCCGAAAACCTAATACACAAAATAAAAATATGGGAGGTGGTTAAGTAATGTCTTTCGTTGTGAAATGGAAACCGAGAGACGTTGTTTTAACTAAAGAGTTTACTACTGAAGAAGAAGCGAATAATTTTAAAAAGAATTGCAGGTCACTTGGGATTAAGGTAATCGGTTCTGAAACGCAAGAAAAAATGATTAATACAATTGAGTGGCCCAGAATATGACTCTTGAAGTGCGGCGACCCACTGAAAAACGATCTCCTTCTTTTTTAAAAAATGTGCTATACATCACATTATTTTTTCAATGTCGGCAGCCATTATTAAAAATGAGTATATAAAAAATGTGCTATCTGTCACAAATGAGAATACTTTATATATGTTGACAACTAAATGAGTTTCGGATATCTCAAGAACGAAAAGCAGTTTAGATACCTTTGTCGAACCTCTTCCTTTGAAAACCTTTGAAAAACAGCCGGTAGTTTTAGCCCAGGGAAACCGGAGCCATCCAAAACCCTGGGCTAATACTTTTCACTTCATTTTGATAGGAAGTGACAAAGACTATGTTTCACATGCATAATATAAATAACTTTTCTTTTCTAACATATTATTTTTAACAGTGCGTAACATATATTAGATATATATTCAGTATGAAGAGTCGTGTTTTTTGATTGGAGAGTTTGAAATTATTTTAAAATTGTGATTTTTATATTTAGTGGGTTACAGTGTGAAATATATTTGGGTATTTTTATTTAATTTTTTGGATAAGTAGAAAACTTTATATACATAAGTTACGTATTACGTAGTACGTAATAATTACAAAGAGTAAATGGAGATGGAGATATTATGGCTGCAAAAGGCATCAAGGAAATATACCTCAAAGAAGAAGATTACAAAGTAATAAGAGACTTCGCAAACCGAACAAAACCAGCAGGCTGTAAACCGAAAAGGAACAGTGAGCTAGTTAAAGAAGCGTTTAAAATTGCGTTTGGGGTTGAATTTCCGAGTGATGTAAGAAAACAATAAATAAAAGAATACTCATAAAATAGAGGAACTACTATGAAAGAAATCGGAGCCATTATAGTTACTACTATTTTTCAAAGAAATGAAGGGAGGGTTTAATTATGCCCTACTTAGACCCATTCCCTGAAGATAACCCCAGTAATTTTAAGATTGTCAAGCCGGGGTATATAGAGGAATATCTGAAAGATGCGACTCTCACGGATTGTCAAAAACAATTCATTGAATGTATAAAAGACCCTGTAATTTTATCTTTGTTGAATCTGTTTCTCCTTGAGAAAGTTGTTCCATTATCCACGATTAAAGAACAGGAGCGCGTTCTTGAAAATCTGAGTGAAGAGATGGAAAAATGGGTACATGAGAGGGGATTTGATGACATCTAAACAGGGGCTTTTACTCATGGGGTCATCAAAAGAAAGGAAGTTTTTAGACTTGTGGAATGATCCAGAACTAAAGCCGGTAATCGAGAGCCAAATAGGTAAATACTTGCTTTCGGATGCGGGGCGAAGTATAATATCAGATGTTTTTTTCTCGATGCTTAGGGAAACAAGACTACTTAAACGGGTCGGGCTTCTCGAAGCATATACAGGACTAGACGTTGATACTCATTGCGTCGGATCTGATTGGGAATGGGAAGAAATGAGCCCGGTTGAAAGGGAAATGTACCCGGAGAATAAAAAAATCGTAGTACAACCTCTAAACGCTCAACTTTCCCTTATTGCTGATAGGATCAATGATGTTTCATTACCTGTCCTTAAAGAAACTGTCATCCTCGCTGCAAACGAAACTGAGGTACGGGCACGACTCCTTAAAGATAAGCTCTCCTCTGTGCCCTACCGGAACGGAAAAAAGTTCATGTTGGGAACAGAAGTTCAAAAGTTTCTACTTCACGAAATTGCCGAGGATCACAGGGCAAATGAGAAAGGAATAAGGCAAACTGCAAAAGACGTAATGAAAAAGGCAGTTGAACAATTTCCTAATGAAGTGAGACTCGGAAAGAACGAGAAAAAAAGAAACTTTATTGAATATATCGAAAAGCCATATAACTAAATGTTGTAAGTTCTAACTTACATTCTTGTAAGTTTGTGTAAGGACTTACTTACAACTCAGCGACTAAGAAGGAGAGAAAAAGGAAGGATTTGAGGTAAAATGTAACACAAAAAGAAAAGCTAAAGAAATAAAGATGAAAACTTGACTAAAAATGTCGTTTAACATCTTTGAATAATATAGATAGAATAATACGAATAGCTTAGAATGTGTTACGATTTCATGTGTTAGATTAGTAAGGTTTGAGTAACCCGCTTACAGATTTTCCAATTCTTGTAAGTAAGAACTTACAAGAACTTACATGAATTCTTGTTAAGAAATTAGGAAAACGTGTTATCTTAGGAAAATTCACTTAAAGTTCTTAAATAAACAACTTAATAAAAAATTGGAGCTATATCGAGGTGTCTAAATGCGCTTAATGAGTGTCTCAGAATCAAGATATCATTATCTCCCAGATAAAATAAAACTGAAACGGGCTAAAATGTTTGTCAAGCTCGCTACATTGCTGGAAATGGGACAACTTGAAAACCCAGATAAAATATGGAATTATATTGAGTCTCATATGATAGAAGACGATCTTGAGTATATGACTATCGAGGAACTTATACTCATGAGGTCTAAGGGATTTGTAGATGACTCTAAAATTTATGATCTTTTCCCTGAAGAATTCGATTTTTTAGAGGGAATTCCTGTTTTAATGTGGGATGTATTATAATATAACATCATTTAAAAAATCGGAGCCACAAATTATGTTACTTTCAGATAACGTATCTTGCGTTTTACAAGTCCCTACTATCAAGACTCTAAGCTCTTTGAAGGAAGTAAAAGACCCTTCATTTCCATTCGATGTAAAACTCCATTTCAGACAAAGACCGGATCACTGGAAAGAAGTTCAAAAATTCCGCTTCGAAAATAAAATCCACTACACAAGAGATGCAGAAACCGAATACGTCAAACATAAAATCAAACTTCTCAATAGCGACATCTTTTATTTCCTTCGCGCACATCCCGACGCAAGCTCTCAAGAGTTTTGTAATGCGTTTAGGGGTTATGCCTTAACATATGGAGAGGAACTTATCAGGAGGGCTTTACAACGGCTAAAGTAATCATGCCTCAAGCGGGGCCAGTATTCGACTTCAATTTTAAAATGAAATATAATGGCCCAGAAGCTTATCATTTCCCATCAGGCCCTTCTCATAATTCCCCCTGCATGGATCAATATTGGCGAGCTCAACCTATCCGACAGAGCGAACCGAGAGAGGAAGATACAGAGCACGAAAACTGAGACATTCTCAATTTATTTGTGTAAGTCCTTCGAAATCTATTTAAACTTGAAAGTTGTGTTTAAATTGGGCATTGTGTTTTTTTGTCTTTGGAGTCCTGGCAGGGACTCCAAGCTACTCTTCTAGTTTTTAGCGTTCAAATGGAGCGTCGCTATGAGCGTATATAGTAGCAATCATTGTGTTGGATCGCTAGATATAACAAATTATCCAACAGCAGAACAAACCTTTTTGTTTAATGTCTGGACAGTTCTCGAACAAATTCAAGACTCCATATATGACCAATCAAGCCCGGATCTACCGGGAGTTTGCATATAACAAGCTGGGGAATAAGTAATAATCTCCTTATTTTTAATTTCCTTTAAATAGTAACATAATAAAATAAAAGATAATATATTGAAAGGTGCGAAGATGGCGGTCCAGAAAAAAAAGAAACCAAAGAAGAAAACTTCTGAAAATTCAAATAAATTAGAAGTTTTTACATGGACTCCAAAAAGAAAACAAGCCGCTCTTTTACTATCAGAAGGCACTAAAACTTATGAAGAAGTCGCTGAAGCGGTTAGAATCCATATTTCAACACTCTGGTTATGGAGACAGCACGACATTTTTTTAAAAGAAGTTGACAGGCTCACTCTTGAAAACGAGAAAGCAACTAAGGCGGGACTTCTAAGAATAGCTATCAAGGCACTCGAAGATAAGAAAGACGGTATTAAGGACGATAAGAACACCGCTCTCGATTGGGCTAAGTTCATAGCTGATATTCAGGGGCATGTTAAACAGAAGGTTGAACTTGATGCCAATATGAAACATGATATTAAACAGCCTTCTGAAATGACAGACGAGGAGCTGGAGCAGGCTATAGAAGATGACAGGAAAAAGCTTATCGAAGCTGGAATTATACCAGACGTTACAAAGGTATAAGCAAAACGAAAGAGAGAGGAGGGTAAGACAGGCCCGGACTAACCTTCTCGATTTTACTCGTTTTACAATGCCAGAATATAGGGTTAACTGGCATCACCGCTTAATATGTCAAAAACTCGATGAATTTATCGAAGGAAAAAACAAACGTTTAATTATCGCTTGCCCGCCGCGTCATGGGAAAAGTGAGTTAGTTTCAAGAAGGTTTCCAGCTTACATTTTAGGCAGGAATCCAGACGCTAAAATTATAGCCTGCTCTTATGGTTCGGACTTAGCTTCTCTTTTAAATCGAGATGTTCAGAGGATAATTTCATCTCCCGAATACGCTGAACTATTCCCAGATACAAAACTCAATGATGCAAATGTAAGGTCAACGGCTCAAGAAAACTACCTCAGGAACTCTGATATATTCGAGGTAGTGAACCACAAAGGGGTTTATCGTTCAGCAGGCGTGGGAGGAGCAATTACCGGGATGGGCGGCGATTATCTTATAGTAGACGACCCAATACGCAGCAGGGCAGATGCCGAGAGCCCCGCAATCAGAGATAAAGTATGGAAATGGTACAGCTCGACCTTCAGGACTCGTAGACAGAAAGATGCTTCTATCCTCATTACAGCTACTCGCTGGCATGAAGACGACCTTACAGGCAGGCTCTTAGAACTCGCAAAAAATAACCCGGATGCTGACCAATGGGAAGTAATCAATCTTCCGGCATTATCCGAGGAACCGCTTGAAGAATATGATCAGCGAACCGGACCAGGTCAGGCACTCTGGCCTGACGAATTTCCAGAAGTTGACCTGTTAAGTACTAAGGCATCTTCTACGGTCTATGAATGGCTTTCCCTCTACCAGCAAAGACCAAGTGCAGCAGCTGGAAACCTTGTAAAGAAAGAACACTTCAAATACTGCACTCTTGAAAATGGAGTATTATCTCTTAGCGAAAATAAAAAGTTCATGCTCTCACAGTGCAAAGTTTTCCAAACATGCGACCCGGCAGCCAGTGAGAAAGCTTCAGCCGATGATTTTGTCTTGGCGACCTGGGCGCAGACTCCTCAGAACGATCTAGCCCTAATTGACATTCTAAAAACAAGAATGGAAACACCCGTACAGGTTCCATTGTTCAGACAGCAATACACCAAATGGCGACCTCTTCAACAATGGGTAGAAACGAACGGACTTGGTATCTCATTATATCAGCATCTTATAGCCGAAGGGCTGCCAATTGGGAAACTGAATGCCGGAAAAGCAGATAAATTAACCAGGTTCATTCCTGCAGCAACACGGATCACAGCAGGAGCAGTATACTTCTTAGCAGGCGCACCCTGGCTGAATGACTATGAAGCAGAGCTTCTAGGGTTCCCGAATGTTAAGCAGGATGGACAGGTCGACGTTACTTCTTATGCTTGTCAGGTTGTAATTGAACATCCCTTTGTAGAAATGTCTTATGAAACCTCCTACATAGGCACTTCATACAGTTCAGGGAGCATGAGAATTTAATTTTTTTCGTTGGTATATTTGCGTTAAGCTTATATAATATTTGCGTTATAACACTTTACACAGGAGGTGAACCGTGAAAAAAAGAAAATTCAAACTTGAAAAATACGAAACCCCCCGAGACATAACTATAAAAAACGTAGTCTACGAAACAGCCGGAACCGTAACAGACCGAGGGTTTGTTTATGTCTCATCACTTCCAGAATTCAAAAATAAGAAGGTGATAATGTTAATCCAGGATCAATAACCCTTTCTCAATTAATCTGTAAGTCCAGAAACATCCAGCCAGACCAGGGCAACATACAAGGAACTTGTGTTTATTGCGGTCTGCCTACGGACCGCGGAGTGAGCTCACTTTCAATGCACACTTGGAGAAATAACGGATGGAAATTAAGAATTATCTGAACAAGGAGCGTATCCATTATACAGTTACTCTCAAGGAGGGGAGGAGCAAGTCAATTCAGCTCTGGGAACATATAGACGGAATGAATAGGCATTACAAGAATCAAATTGGATCTGTGTTTACATGGCGAGCAGAAATTATTCGTCTTTTTCTCGATAAACTTGTTATCAAGTATCAGCAAGATGTAAAAGTTACGATTCTGAAAAGGCAAATGATATTGGATACTGATGGTAGTGGGATCATTCACTTAGATAAATCCCAGTGGAACAGTGACTATCGGTTGCCTGAAGAGACGGCAATGAAGATGCTCTTTGCAATTAAACTGGTTTCGAGTATGGAACAACGTCCTCGAATAGAAGAGGCATTAGAGATTATTAATTCTTTGACTGATGAAGAAATTTCGTTCTGGGCATGGAAAGTACTATCATTAAAAAATGCTGCCCTCAATGCGTTTAAAGCAATGTATCTTTGAGATGATTCTGTTTTCAAATTAACTTTTTTCATCACCATTAGCAAAGATTTATATACCATTAGCAATATAGTATAGTATGCAGTAATCTTATCTTACTGGATTAAAGAGCAAGAGGCTAAAAATGCAGTCAAAAACTGAGAAATGGCCAGATCACGGAGCTTTATCTATTCCCATCAAGCCCGAAACTGAAGTATATACATGTGAGCTCGATAAATTACGCAGACCTTCCGCTATTCCTTCAGGGAAGAAAGGGAAAAAATGTATAGTGGTGATGATTGATGAAACAAACAACCCTTGAAGAATTAAAGCCGTCTCTTTTAGATCAAGTGCGGAAAATCGCTCAAGAAGCTTCTAACCTCCCACTTGAAGAGAAAGTTAACTTCCTGAACGAAGCCCGCCGCATATTGCATGAGATTAGCCCGTTCAATTTTGAGCCTATAGACTTCGTTGAGTGGGTCCCGGCTGAAACCTTAGAGGCTAACGGCTGAAAAAGAGATTCAGTAAACAACCTGAAGTTGATTCAATTCACCGGCAGCAGTGCAGGTAGGTTCTTTTGTGTGATTATGAGAACAATCTACCTGTTAACACTCAGGCCATGAAGAAGGATGAATTGCGGGCTAAATGGTGGAATGTCCTGTGAAACAGACGAACTTACAAACCTTCGGGAAGCCTCCACTCCCACGAGGTTACTCTCCTTCCCACATTCTCACGTATCGAAGATGTGAATATAAATTCCTGTTGGCATTTATTTATAAAGTCAAAGTGGAAACTAAATTTCAGCCACTATTAACAGGGTCTTCGATACATGAAGACATTTCAAAGGGCATTTTTACATCCGAAGACCCCGAAAGACAAAAAATGTTAACATTCGCTCAGAACTTCCTTAATAACATGCCGTCGAATCCAGTTTTTGAAACTGATATTAACGATAAAAATAACCCTGGTACGTTCAGAGGTTCGGTTTTCGAAGTCCCATTTTTAGCCGTTTTCGACGTTCATTTCCCAGAAGATCGAATAGGGATTGACTGGAAGACCGGGAAACAAAAAGAAGACAAGTCAGAGTATGAAATACAGGCTTATATTCTTAATGAACTTTTCAGGCAGAAGTATAAACATAACTTGAGAAAGTTCTACTTTGTGTTTCTGAAGGATGGCACTACTTATGAAGCTCAGTCTATGTTCAACGGTCCAGTGAGAAGCCGAACCGAAACAAAAATAAAAAACGCTCTGGAAGGAGTTAAAAAACTAGAATTTAAAAAATCTACTTCGTGGGCTTGCGAATGGTGCGATTATAGAGGGTTCTGCCTATGACTGATAACGGGGCGTGTTTTCGTTGTGGAGAATCAACGGATTTCCATATATACAAATCAGAGAGGGGCGAAAATAAAACATATTATTGCTGCGAAAAATGCGAAGACGAGCTGAGAAAATGAATCCCATAGATAAAGAAATGTACCTGATGTACGCAGAAACAGACGAATACCAAAAAGCCGTAAGGCAACTTGAGGAGAACGTTTCTAAGGCGTTTTCTGAGTACTCTAATCCTTACGTTGCCTATTCAGGAGGGAAGGACTCTCTGGTAATGTCTCATGCAGTCTTGCAGGAAAACATAGACACTTTAATTTTTCATTGGGATTATGGGCCGTATTACATGCCTAGAGAACTGGAAAAAGAAGTAATTGATATGGCGTATAAGATCGGAGCTAAGAACATTAGAGTAGATAGTACAGAAGTATATAAGCAGAAAAAGAGAGAGGCTATAAGTGTTTTAGGCAGGATGCTCTATGGTAGAGTACTACCAGGATTGAAAGCAGAAGGTTACGATTTATCCTTTGTTGGACTTCGAGCTCAGGAAGGATGTAAGCGAGCCAGAAGAGTTTCAGATCTCTTTGAAAATGATTCAGTACTACCTAATTGTTTTCCAGTCCGTCACATGAAAGCTAGGGATATATGGGCTTATATCGTCAGTAATAATCTACCTTACTGCTCACATTATGATAAATATGCTTCACTTGTAGGATACGAAGAAGTAAGATTCTGTACTTTCTTTGATAAAGAGTTTGATAAGTACGGGAATTCTAATTTAGATGGCGTTTTAATGACTCAATTTAAAAATGTTTTTTAATTTTCTTTTATAACTATTTTTAAACTTCTTTCCTGTATGCCTTTCCCTAATTTCATATTTTCAGCTTCCCCAACTCCACAAAATGACCCCCAAACAACTACCGTAGGCGCAAGCGTAGCAACAGAACGAGAACAATTTACCTATCATTCCGACATCTTAAAATGGATCTCAGAAACTAAAAATAAACTCCCTCGCGCCACTCCTTTACTCAGAAAAGAAGCATTCCTAGCCGACCCCATGATAAGCGGGACTATTTATCCATACCTAAAAAACGTACTTCTCAAAGACTATAAAATTATCACAAGTGATAATAAACTCTACTCAGAAGCCATAGAAGAAATTACTGACTACCTCGAAGCCCTTAAAATAATGCAGGTATTCCGCGAGGACTTTCTGGACTATGCCTTTTTAGTTGGTCACTCATATAGGAGAGCTGACCCAGATAAACAGGGAAATATTGCAAGTCTCGGACGGCTGGACCCGGCAAGTATGGAAGTGTACGAAGATCCCTGGGACAGTTCGATTATCGCATACCACCAGAAAGCCCAGGTCAAAACATCCTGGTCTTCAATGAGTACAACGATAGACGTCGATAGTTGGTTTATCCCATTCGGCGCAGATATCCCGAATATTTATGATACATGGGTCCAGGACAGGGAAACCGGAAACAATTCGAAAGTCTATGATCTGTTCGAGACTTATAAAACAAAATATTCAATCAGCGATATCAACAACCTGCGGATAGGCTCATCTGAGCGTATTTTTGCAATGCACAATTCCGATATCAAATATACTCAAACTTCAGATGATGATTACAGGGAAACTTATAATCCTGCACCTATTGATTCCGTACTACTTGCGGTCTGGCTTAAGAGACTTCTATTAGTCAACAGTCCAAATTTAATTTATGTTGTTCTCAGTCCTTTCCTTCATTTGATTTCCGGAGTTCTAAAAGAATCAAAAGATG